TAAATAAATGGAATTATTAAACACACACCCAATTAAAAAATCAGACTTAGGGTTTCACGGAAATCTTTTTGGGGGGAAATTACTCGCGTGGATTGACGCATCAGCAGCAGGGTACGCTATGCAACTTTGTGATACACCAAGAATGGTAACCATCTCAATTGATAAATGTAATTTTGAAAAACCCGCACGTGAAGGACAATTATTAAAAATATATGGTAAACCTACTGATGTGGGTAACAGTTCTGTTATGTTATATATGGAGGCAAGAGCTCATAATGTTTATACAGGTAAACAAGTTTTGGTTTTAAAAACACATATTAAATTTGTCCATATTGACGAAGAAGGACATCCAATCCCAATTGGAGAAAAAGGAAGAAAAAGAATTTTACAATTTATTGAGCAAAATCAAAAATAGTTTAGTATATTTGTAGTATGAAAAAACGTATCACATTTATTAGCGACACTCACAACAAACACGACAAGGTTAATGGGTTCTTGACTGGTGGAGATATTCTTGTCCACGCAGGAGACTTAACAGGACGTGGTTATATTACTGAGATTGAAAACTTTATGAAGTGGTATGATAATATCAACAACTATGACACTAAAGTTTTTATTGCAGGAAACCACGATTTTGGGTTTGAAAATGATAACGAAAAAGTTAAAGGATTACTTACCGGTTACAAAACTATAGAGTATCTTCAAGATGACTTACTGATGGTTGGTGAAGATTATGACACAATGATTAAAATTTGGGGTACGCCTTGGCAACCTGAGTTTCATAATTGGGCATTCAATCTTCCTCGTGGTGAGAAGTTAAAAGAGAAGTGGGATATGATTCCAGTAAACACTGACATTCTTATCACTCACGGACCACCATTTGGTAAATTGGATTACGTACCTTACGATAGTGTAAATGTTGGTTGTGAAGAACTAATGAAACGAGTTGAGGAAATAAAACCAAAAATTCACGTATTTGGACACATCCACGAAGGTTATGGTTATGTGTTTGATGGAAATACTCACTTTATCAACGCGGCGGTATTAAACGGACGATATGAGTTCCGAAACAAACCGATAACTGTTGATTGGGATCCAGAAACAAATGAGTTGGAATTTGTAGATAACGCTGATTAGTCGGCGTTATCTTCCATTACTTTTGAAGGTAACGGAGGGTTAAGTAAGAACTTATCGTTTAACCAATGTCTTAATTCATTTTCAACAAAAAATTCAGGAACAGGTTCGTCATCAGGCATTTCACTTGCAATTTCTGCGATGTATCTTGCAAACTTAACTTTGTATTTATCATTTAACATTGTCATTAAACCATCTGAAATAAAGAATACTCTTGATAACGGATCCGACAATCCAAGTTCACCTTCAGATAAATTAAATGATTTTAAAACAACCCTACCCCACCAAGTTTTGTAGTTTTCGGTTTCCTCTAATGCGGGTCTTAATATTTTATTAACTGCTCTTATTGATGATGCGACAAACCCTGCGATTGCAAGTTGCGGTAAAAACCAAGGTAGTAATCTAAGTGTTGCTTTAAATCCACCTTCACCTACGTGTTGTAAAAGTCTATTACTTGTTGAGCTTTCAACTATTGCCTTTAATTGTCCAAAGGTTATTTGTCCTTGAGCACTACAAAACTTTTCTGAATCACAAATGTTTTTTACTGCATCCTCAGAAGGGTTTATGTCTTCATTAACGTTTCCTTTTATTTTGTTTTTAAGTTTACCAAAAACACTTTTAAGTGAATAGACAATCACGGCAAGTGTTGCTCCCGATAGTAACTTTTCTACGTTATCAGAACTAATATTATTATCTTTTATAACTTCATCAATAATTTTCATTGTTGGATTTAAAAGAAGTGTAAATCCTAAGATATCTAATAAAGAATATGTAACACCTACTAAATTTTTTGCTACAGCATTTATTACATCTTTAACATTTGTTACAAAATTGATAACTCCTTTTAGTGTTGGCATTAATCCCTTTTCTTTAACTTTTTCTAATAACGTTACACCTTCACTATCTTTTATAATAAGTGCAAATGACGTAATAATTAAAAGAATGATATCCCTTTCATCCATTGAAAATCCTGAACCTGAAAGTAATCTTTCAACAGGACCGATGAATGCACCAATACCAGTACCAAACGTAAATAAAATACCCGAATTGATTTTCAAATCATTTAATGTGTCCTTTAACGTACTCTCTACTAATATCTTTTTATACTGTTCTTCTGTAATTACTATTTTCATATTACCTATAAATAGTTTGATTAAATGAAAATGAAATTTTATATTTGTAATATGGAATTATCTAATAAAGTAAGGAAGTTAATATATAGTATGTTTGATACTATGGTAGAAGGGGTTGATAAGTATGAGACAAAATCATCAACTTGGTTAATATTCACAGATGAAAAAAAATGGGTTTTAGAATTTACAAAAGAAAACATTCTTTGGTTTAATTATAACACCTTTCAGTCAGAATTGGTTTTGGTTGGAATGGATTGCGTTGATTCAAAAGATGTTATTAAAGAATGGTTTGAATCAAGATTTTTGGGTATTGAGGTTGAAGATACCATTCAAAATGGGGTGAAACACACCCATGCGCAACGGTTCCATGAGTTCGTTGGAGTTGAAGATACCATTCAAAATGGGGTAAAAATGATCAAAAGCACCTTAATCAGTCAAGATTCTAATGTTGAAGATACCATTCAAAATGGGGTGAAAGAGACTATTGGAACACTACGACGAACTAAACTTGGGGTTGATGACATTATTAAAAACGGTGTTAAAGAAATCAACCACGTTGATGTTATGAAGTTTTTTGATAATAAAATGGAAAAGGCATTACAAAATGGTATTAAAGAAACCAAAAGTATGTGTGGAAAACGTGATGGTAGAGTTAACAACACAATTGAAAACGGGGTTAGACACGTTGAGGATGGTGATTGGTTAGATCAAGACGATAGAATTGAAGATATTATTCAAAATGGTGTTAAATCATAAAAAAATTATTATATTTGTAATATGGAAAAAGTTTTATACATAGTAAGAGGAATACCTGGAAGTGGTAAATCTACATTTGCTAAAACATTGGGTGGGCAACACTACGAAGCCGATATGTTCTTCATTGATGTGGACGGTAACTACCAATTTGATTCAACTAAAATCAAAGATGCTCACCAATGGTGCCAGAGCATTGTTAAAACTGATATGATTTTAGAATACCCAAAGATTATTGTGTCAAACACATCAACTCAAGAGTGGGAGATGGAACCATACTTTAAATTAGCAAAAGAGTATGGGTATGCTGTGTTCACGATTGTGGTTGAAAATGTTCACGGTGGAAAAAATATTCATAATGTTCCAGATGATAAAATAAAACAAATGAAAGAAAGATTTGTTATTAGGTTGTAGAAATTTATTTTTGTTATATTTATATAGTATAAACTATTAAAGTTGAAAACTATGAAAAAAATACACAACATTTGTGGTTATTGTAATCAAAATTATTACGGACAAGGTAAATTTTATTGTTCTCTTGAATGTCGAAATAATGCGTCTAAAGGTAAGTCACAAAAAAAAAGGAGTGAAGAGACAAAATTAAAATTAAGTTTATCACATAAAGGTAAAAAGTTAACAAAAGAAACAAAAGAAAAAATTGGGTTAGCATCAAAAAAAATATGGGAATCTGAAGAATATAAAAAAAAACAATATAATAGTAGGATTGGTAAAACCGTTAGTAAAGAAACTAGAAAAAAAATTTCAGACACTCAAAAAGGTATCCCAAGACCATATTTGATTGAATATAACAAAAACAGACCTAAAGTAAGTGGATGGAAACATACTGAAGAAAGTAAAAAAAAGATTAGCGAAGGTGTATCAGGAAGTAAAAATGGAATGTACGGTAAACTACCAAAATTTAATAAACCAACTGAATATATCAATGGGGATTTAAAGATATTTATGAGGTCAACTTGGGAGTTTAAATTTGCTCATTGGTTGGATAAAAATAAAAAAAAGTGGGAATATGAAAAACACACATTTAAATTATCAAGCGGATATACCTATACACCTGATTTTTTATGTGAAGGTATTTTTTACGAAGTTAAAGGTTATATGCATAAAAAAGCAAAAGAAAAAATAGAAATGTTCAAAAAAGAATATTCAGATAAAAAATTTATTATTGTTGATAGGGAGTATTTTAAAAAAAACGGTATAAAATTATGAGTTTTAAAAAATTATTAACAACAGGAAAAGTTTGGATTACCTCAGATTTGCATTTTGGTCACAAAAATATTGTACGAGGAACTACCAATTGGAGAACACAAGATGGTGAAGTACCTGTGGATTCTACTCGTGACTTTCAAACTATTGAACAAATGAATGAACGTTTGATTGATGGTATAAATCACTTTGTTGGGCAAGACGATACTTTAATTATGTTGGGTGATGTTTCATTTGGTGGATTTGATAACATTGGACTCTTTCTTGAACGATTGATATGTCACAACATTCATTTAATACTTGGAAACCACGATCACCACATTGAAAATAATCGGGATTACGTTCAAGGAAGATTTTTAAGTGTCCAACACTATTTGGAAGTGAACATTGAAGGTAAAGATTTTGTACTTTGTCACTACCCACTACAAAGTTGGAACGGACTTAACAAAGGTGTAATCCATCTTCACGGTCACGTACATCTACCTGAAACCCGTAAATTTGGTAATGGAAAAAGATTGGATGTTGGTGTTGATGGTAATGGAATGGATCCATATAGTATTTCTGATATTATTAAAATAATGGATAAAAGATTAAAAGGTTCTGATATGTCAGGAGATCACCACTTGGATGGATTAGTTGGTGTTGTGGGTTAAATCGCAACACCATTATATTTATATGTATGGCAAAAATTATTATTACAGAAAGACAAATGGACTTGATAGTAAAAAATCTATTAAGTGAGGCTGTTGGTGTACCTGAAGGTATTATTGAATCGGCAGAAGAATTATATGAAATCATTTTGAATCTATTAAAAGGTATGGATGATTATGACACAAGACAAACATTTACTGAAAATAATTTAGATTTAACAATATCTGATTATAAAATACACGAATTAGGTTTAAGTGTTGAAATTAATGAAATAGATGACTATGATGGACCATTTACTATGATGTCTGCTGGAGTTGCAAATCAATTTAATTTTGATAAAAAAATATTAATGAAGGTTCATAAATTGGACAACGAAATTGAGTTACAGTTAAGTTTCGCAGCAAATGGAGATAATTGGGATGCTGATGATGTATATAACTATTTTAGTCAAGATAAGATTGAATTAATATCTGTAATTGCTCACGAAATTAAACATAAGTTTGATAAACAAAAAAAAGAAACGGATTTGATAGGTAAAGATGCTGATTACCAAGCATATGCAAGTCAAGGATTAAACTTTGGTATTCCTGTAATCAATGAATTTATGAGATATAGTTATTTCATCCAACACGTTGAAAACCTTGTTAGATCAACTGAAATGGCAACAAGAATGAAATTAACTGGTATCACAAAAGAAAAGTTTAGAGAATTTTTTGAAAACGATAAAGTTGTTAAAGAACTAAAAGACATTAGAGATTTTAGTTATGAATATTTAATTGAAAAACTAAACGAACAAATGGATCGTATTGATGGTTTATTGGAACATGCTCAAATACCTTATGAGGATATGTCTGAAGATAAAAAAATACACGTAGTTATGGATTTGGTTTACGTTAATTTAATAAGCGCTAAAAGAGATGTTTTTGATAGAATGACAGAGGATAGTAATAGTAAAATGGCTGGATTTATGAGAATGTTAGGTATGGGTCATATGGTAAAAGATAATAATAGTGAAGGATTGGAGAAAGTTAGAAATAAGTTTTTAAACCACATTGCTAGATACCGAAATAAAGAAGAACAGTTCTTTGTTGACGAGTGTGAAAGATTTAATTATGTTGCAACAAAATTAATTAAAAGACTTTCTAAAATTTATTCACTTATTCCTGACGAAAAGGAAACCACAAATGAATCAATAATTGATTGGGATCTACACCAAAAAATGATGGAGAAAAAACACGGAAGAAGAAAAATAGAAACCGAGTTTAAATTCAAACGTTAAATTGAAATCCTTTACTTTTTGTAAGGGATTTTTTATTTTAACTATATGAGAAAAATTATATTAGTTATATCGTTATTTACATTATCATTTATTAGTACACCTAAAATACATAAAGGAACCGCAACGTATTACGGTAAAAACTATACAGGTAGACTAACCGCATCAGGAGAAAGATTCCATAAAGATAGTCTAACTGCAGCACACAAGACATTCAAGTTTGGAACTGTCGTGAAAGTAACAAACCTCATCAATGACTCTATTAGATATGTTAAAATTAATGATAGACTACCTAAGTCATCAAGTCATATCATAGATCTTTCTTATGGGACAGCAAAAGAAATGGATTTTCTAAGAAGAGGGGTAATTCCCGTAACTCTTGAGATTATAGACACCGTACCAATTAAAAAATAATTTGTTTTATTAAAAATAGTTTCATATCTTTGTAAGGTGAAAAAGCCTTGTAAAGAATGTCCCCACTTCATTCGTAATCGTCACAACGATACTATTGTTGATTTTGCTGAGAGAACCGGTAAGAAACACAATTGTCATATGACAGAGGGAAAAAAAGATTTGTGGAATGTTAAAGATAAAAAATTAGAATGTTATGGAAGTAAAAACTAAATTTGGAACATATATAAAAATGGAAACAGAAACAAGTACAAAACTAACTGGTGATAAAATCACAGTATTTGTAGAAAGATTGAAAAAAATTGGAATTGATGTAAAACTATCAGGGAACTTTCCTTGGGTTTATATTACTGAAATCTGCGGTAAAAGAGTAACTGAAAGATTTGAAGGAAATCACGGATTTACAATAATCTTTCTTCCTGGAAGAAACGATAGTCCACCATCTAATTTTACAGATATTACAGAGATATTCAAACTATTAAGAAAATACGCAAAATGAACTTAGAAAAACTAACAATGGACGAACTTATTTCATTACGAAATAAAATTGAATATAAAATAAATTCTTATGAAGATGGTTATTTGTATATCTGTTCTGTTCGTCAGTTTGGTAGTGTATGGGAAGAGCGACCAAGTAGTTTATATGGTTTGAAAGAACTTTGTGATTCGTATTACGGAGACAATGGTATTGTCGATGTGTACACCAACAACCCAAATTTGGAATTCCCTGAAATGGAGTTTGAAAACTATGGTGATGTTATGTATATTAAATCTGAAGATGATTACAGAGAGTGGATTAAACACACTAAGGCTAAAAACTTTATTGATGATGTAACACAACGACTTGATGAGTGGGATGAGAAGAAAGATTTACCACTTAGGTATCGTCCTTATTCTGCACCAATATGGACAAGAGAAGATCTTAATGAATGGGTTACAGAGTTTGAAAGTAAGTCGTGGGACTTCATAGAACCAAGTTCTATGAAGAAATATTTTGAAGAAGATAGTGAAGATTAAAAAAATAATTAATATATTTGTATTATGAAATATTTAGCAATCGGTTTGATTTATTTAGGGTTCTTTGGATTGATAGGAACCGCAATATACTTTACCCAAAACGCAAATTGTTTATGGGCATTAATATTAACACCAAGTTTAAAATCAAAATAAAATGGAATTAGATAAATTTGAAAAAGCAAAAAAAGTTAAAGACGATCTTGATAGGTTGCAAACACAAAAATATAAATTAGAATACTCACTTAAATCTTGTTCTTTGGGGGCAACAATCGCATATTCAAAAGGGGGTGAATACCGAAGTAAAGGTGAAATAAATATTTACAACACAGGGGCAATTAGGGAGATGTTATCTAAAGAACTTGAGAGAGTAAATGAGGAAATGGAGTTAGTGAACAAAGAATTTGAAAATATATAAAAATGGAAAATCAAAATAGTGTAGCGTATGTTGGTAAGATAGGTTCAGTATCTGAAATACCAGGAGCTGACAACATAGAATTAGTAACTGTTGGTGGTTGGAATGCAATAACCAAAAAAGGTGAATACCAGGTTGGAGATAAGGTTGTTGTTGCAACTACTGATGCGGTAATACCACAAGCATTATCTGACTTGATGGAAGTAACCAACTACCTTCGTAAAGGACAAAGAGTTCGTACTGTTAAACTTCGTGGAGTTTATTCCGAATGTTTATTAATACCATTCAAATACTTGGCACCAAAATCTTTGGAGAACAACGTTAATGAAGGTGACGATATGATGAGTATATTGGGTGTGACTAAATATGAACCACCTGTTAAAACCGTTCAGTTGAGTGTCGGAGGACGTAAAGTAAAATACCACCAAAACCCTAACTTCAAAGTATATTACAAGTTCCCTAACCAAAAGAACGTACCTGATATGTTTACTGAAGAAGATGAAGTTGTTATAACTCGTAAACTTCACGGAACTAATGCACGTTACGGAATAGTTAGAAAGAAAAAACTATCATTGTGGGATCGTGTTAAAATGTTTTTTGGAAATGAGTGGGCAGCATTTGAATATGTTTATGGTTCACATAACGTTGAGAAGGGTTCCGACTCTCAAGGGTTCTACGATACTGATGTTTGGAAAACTGTTGCAAACACTTACGACATAAGAGGTAAGTTATGGGCTCACGTAAAAGACACTTACGAACCATTTGACTTGACTGAAGGTGTTGTTATATACGGTGAGATATACGGAGCAGGAATACAAAAAAACTACGAGTACGGTTTAACTGATGTTAAGTTTGCTGGATTTGATGTTGAAGTTGACGGAGTGTATCAACCATACATAAATGAGTTCGTACATTTTAGTTGTTTAGAATTACCTAAAGTACAGTTACTTTATACTGGATTATGGGATAAAGAAAAACAAGACAAATTCGTATTCAACAACAATATAGAAGGAACAAAAGTACCTCACGAAGGTATAGTTGTAAAATCTGTAACTGGTGATCGTAGAAAAGTATCAAAGGTAATAAATCCTGATTACTTAATATACGGAGAAAAAAATAATGTTGGTGACTCTCATTGATAGAGTCACCTTTTTTTATTAAACTTATAAAAAATTAAAATTATGATACAACCAAGAGAAGTTATTTATGGGGTTTGTGATAAAACCGGAAAATGTGATTCGTACTTTGGATTCTTTAAAAGTTATGAAGATGCTCAAAAAGAAGTTAAAGTACAATCCGATAGATTAAAAGAGGATTTGGGATTGATGGATATTGTAGTAAAAGAAGATAGATCTGTTATTATGAAAACAGATAGAATTGAAGAGTTAGTAATTATTATCCATAATTTTGTTTTAAGATGATGGAAAAAAATAAACCTTTAGGATTAAAAATAACAGAGTTTTTAACTTTAAATTTTGTTTGGTACTCTATATTTTCTTTAATATATTTTGATTTTAATCCACTAAATTGGTGGTTAATAACAAGTATATGGGGTAGAATAATTTTATTGATTTTAGAATATGGTGTAATAATGTCGTCGTTTAATAATAAAAAAAATGAAAAAAATTGATGTTTTAGTTAGGTTTGCAAATGAAGGGGTTTATTATAGTCGTATAAGTATTAATCCTAAAAAAATAGAAAACCCTATGGTTTTTACTGATGAGGTTTTTTTTACAATAGATGGTATAAGAGTTGCCGTAAAAAAAGATGATTGGATTTTGTTAAATAAAGAAAAATAATATAAAATGGAAAACAAAATAATAAAAAAAATACTCGGTAACCTTGAGACACCTAACGACAGTTATAAAGATATAGAACCCTCGTATAGTGATAAAGAGGAGCAGATTGATACTGACGTTCCTTCTTGTTGGAGTAATTTAAAAAATGATGAATATGCTCCTGCTTATGTAACGGTACCTAAAGTTCCGGCTGGTGTTTATGAAATTGGATGGAATTCAAGCATGCAAATCCATACATTAAAAAAACAACCATTCAAAACCGATGAGTTATATCATTTACCATCATACGAAATCACTGACATCTTAAAGGATATTGATAATTTTTGGAATAGAGCGGACAATTATAAAAAATACAACTACATCCACAAAAGAGGTATTCTAATGTATGGAGAACCAGGGTGTGGTAAATCAGGAATTATCCAATTGATATCTCAACAGTTAATTGAAAAAGATGGTATTGTTTTAAACGTTAAAGATGAAGAAGATGTTGACAGATTCACATCATTTATTGCGACATTTAGAAAAGTTGAACCAAACCGACCATTAGTAGTTTTATTAGAGGATATAGATTCTTTGGCTGGAGAAAACAGATACCAAACGGCAAGGTTATTAAATATCCTTGATGGTGTTAAACAAATTGAAGGAGTTGTTTATATTGCAACAACTAACTATCCTGAAAAACTACAGGAACGCATTACTAACCGACCATCTCGTTTTGATAGAAGATATAAAGTAGAACTACCAAACGAAGATATCAGAAGAGCGTACATCCAACATAAATTAAATGACGATGATTTAAAAAACATTGACATTGAAGAGTGGATTAAAAAAACTGAAGGAATGTCTTTGTCACACTTAAAAGAAGTTGTGATTTCGGTTATTGTAATGGGTAGAAGTTTTGAAGAGACTATGGATAATCTTGAAGGATTGAAAAAGGCACCAATAATTAAGGGAACAGGTAGAGTCGGATTTGGAAAATAAAATTATGAAAACGTATAAAAAAGTTACTTGGGAATGTTTAAGTTGTAACAAACAACACGAATCACAATCTAATAAAAGATGGGATATGCAAGTTTGCGAATGTGGTAAAAGTGGTTACGATTTAGAAGAGTATTACTCAAGAACAATGGGTGAAATAAAAATAATAAAAGAAGAAAATTGTTATGAATAAAAAATGGGAAATATTTTTAACGGTACTTTATGTACTTAACGTAGGGATGACTATTGCGTCAGGTAATTATGTCGCCGCTATGGGTTGGGGTTGTGCGTTACTTGCACAATTAAGAATTATGGATGTCATTAAAATTGATTAAATGAGACACCACGCAAACTTTTACACAAATAGATTGGTAACCGAATGGTTAAAAAATGGGAAGATTATAATTGGTTGTGATCTTGATGATACCATTATACCTTATAATGAAGAAATTAAAGACAACTGTAAAAAAATGGTTGATTTGATTTTAGAGTGTCAAAAAGAAGGTATTATATTTTTAATTAATACCGCAAGAAGTGAATACCAATTAGAAAAGGCAAAACAACAAGTGGAAGAACTTGGTATTGTTGTACACGGAGTTAATAAAATGCATCCGGAGTGGGATAAACCATATGGTATAAATGGTAAGATATATGCCAATATATTCCTTGACGACAGAGGTGGTTTTTGGGATTCTTATTACACATTGTTTAACGCTTTAACTATGATTAAAATGGAGAAAAAAAAACAAAATGAATCAAAATTATAAAACTGATGCTGAATTTGAAGATTTTTTAGCATCTATAAATGGGTTAGAAAACGGTTACAGAATTGGTGAGAAACCAATTTTAAGTAGAGGTTATTTTTCTGTTGGTAACGGTTGGTTAGGAATAATTCAAAGATTAATAGAAACATTGATTAGTCTTGGTTGGAACAAGCAAATAACCCAAGTTAAAGAAAAATTCGGTGGACTTTGTTTTTACACTAATGAGTTACCTGAAGGTTCTATACACTTTATAATAGAAGTAGATAAAGAAAGTAGAACTACTTGTGAAATCTGTGGTGAACCAGGAGAAACCGTTAATAAAAAGGGTTGGTATTATACTTTATGTGAAAACCATTCGGTTTTGAATGATGTTGTTGAAGTTGATGGTGAAATGTATGCTCCGTCATTATTTTCTAAAATAAAAAATGGTGATTTATACTACGACGCTTTTCATCACGAAATTAAAAAATGTGACACCGATGGGTTTTTTAATCCTTGGTGTGTTAAAGTTGTAAAATATTAAAATTAATAGTTGATACATCAAAAAATAATACATATACTTAACATTATGAATATAAAACAAGCACTCAAATTAAAAAACAAATTGATTAAATCAATTGGTGATAAGACAAAATTACTCCAAGAGTATAATACGGTTGAAGTCGGAAATTCAAGACCATATTCACCTGTATTATTGATGGGTAATATAACAAAATCAACATATGAGTTGATTGAATTAAAATCAAAAATTCATAGAGCAAACGCTCCGATGTTTGAAAAGATTTTTGAAATGTCTGAATTAAAATCAAACATTAAAGCACTTCAAAAGTTGGATTGTACTGAAGGTAAGTCAAATAGAGATCGTTACCGAATGGATAGTGAATTAACATTAACGTCGGAAGTCTCTTTGGTTGAAAGAAATGAAATCATCAAAGGAATGGAAGATAGAATTGAGGAACTTCAAGACGAAATGGATGTATTCAATTCAAATACAGAAATATAATTTGAGGATAAGATTAAAGTTAAACTGTATCTACTCTGAAAAACCGAATGGTTAGGTGAATGATTCTGATAATGTATAGTCCCAAACTCAATAATCAACTCTTGAAAATTCATTACCCTTAATATTTAAACTTCTTTATTTTTGCGGTTTTTAATCTTTGAATCAAATTATAAACCCCCCGTTCTTAATTGAATAGGGGGTTGTTTATTTAAAATAGTTTTATTATATTTGTACTATGAAAGTTATATTTTTAGATCACGATGGAGTTATTTGTCTTTCCAACAATTGGGGAGGACGAACAAAGAAATGGGCTAAGTACCGTAGTGAAAACCCTGACAGTAGTAAAGAAAAAAAAGATGCTTCTGTATCTTTTCGTTTTGATGATTTTGACACGAAGTCGGTTAAAGTACTTAATGAAATTCTTGAAGAAACAGGTGCTGAGATTGTAGTATCTTCAGATTGGAAACTACACGCAACATTAGAGGAACTTGGTGAATACTATGAATTGCACGGAATAATTAAAAAACCAATTGCATTGACACCTAACATACAAAATTGTTCTTGGCATAATAACACTATTTGGATGTGGTCACCACGATGGGAATTGGAAATGATTCGTGTTATTGAGATTAAACAATACCTACACGATCATCCTGAAATTACTCATTGGGTTTCAGTTGATGATTTGAATATGGGAAAAAATGGTGAAGCATGGAAAGACGAATGGGCGATAGATAATTTTGTATTGACACCTAAATCAAATGAAGGAATTAAACAATCAGGAGTAAAAGAAAAGATTTTAAACTACTTAGGGTGAAAAATATAAGACAAATATTCAAAAATAATGAACATCTAATGGATTTAAGTCCTGTCGAAGAATTAATTGATTATACTCAAGAACTTGAAGGACAAATATTGGAAAGAAAAGTTGAAGATAACTATGATAAAGAACATATGTTAAAATCTATGTTACAGGATATATTAACTAGTTGTCGTGATATGGAAGATAATAATCAATTGGCGGACAGATATCCTGGTATGTACGAAAAAATTGATGCCGAATCTTTAGTTAAAAATTTAAAGACATATATTTTAGATATGAACTATAAAAATAAATTAGGTATATGAAAAAAAGAGTTTATTTAATTGATATTGACGGAACGGTATGTGATGATATAAAAAATGAAGATAGTCATTTATATAAAGACGCCACACCTTACGAAGGATCTAAAGAACAAATCAATACCCTTTATGATGAAGGAAATAAAATAGTTTTTTTTACCGCAAGAGAACATAAAGATAAGGGTACCACACTTGCTTGGTTATGGAAACACGGATTCAAGTTTCATGACTTGATTACCGATAAACCAAGATGTTCCGAAGATGAAGAATACGTTTGGATTGATAATAAACCAGTGAGAGGTATCACATATAAAGGGGAGTGGTCACCAATTGTTGAAATTCAAAATCATTCAGACGAAATAAAAACAATGTTAAAATTTGAAAATTAAAAAAGGGAGGGTTACCCCTCCTTTTTTAAATCATTTTCAATCCTGTATCTACGTTTTAATAACCATTTATTTTTTTTATTTTCTCTAATGGCGCTTGGAGAACATTTAAAATGTTTAGCCGCGTCTTTAGAATTTAAAAATAAAAACACCTGATTAGTTAAAGTGTCGGTTATTTTTAAATGAACCTTACTGTTAGATATCTTTTGTTTATTTAACCAATCATCATTTTTAAATTTACCACCATAGTTTGGATTATTTTTACCCGAACTACTTTTAGAAATTTTTTCTATTATTAAATCTCTTTTAGGGTTGTTTGAAATAGTATCACCACCTTTAGCCACTTTTACAATATTATACTCAGAATTTTTTGATAAATAAAAATTTTCCCTTTCTAATAATACGTTCAAATCACAAGTCTCAATAACTTCAAACTTAAAATTATTTTCACCATATTTATTCCATGCCCTTTGTAATATAACATTTTGGTGATTATCAGATTTTAATTTTTTTAAATGCTCATTCCATCTTCTATCTATATTTTTAGATGAACCAACATAATAATTACCATTATATGTGTTAATAATTTTATAAATCCCTATTATCATTATTTAATGTCTGACGACTTAATTAAAGTATATGTAAATGAGTTACCGTGTAAATCTTTAGCCTTTCTACAGATTTTCATAAACTCTTCAAAATCAGCAGACTTTTTAAATACAGTACAACCTTCGCTCCAATTTTCTACATATGTTGAATCAGCACCTGCTTTATGGATATTAATTCCAAAAACACCCTCAGTGATTTTTGATTCATCATAAACCAAATCACGGTTAGCGTCACGATAAACTTTAACGTTTTTTACTTGACCTAACGCCTCATATTTACCCTGATGTAATCTGATTGTATGTGAACCACGATATTGACCCTCAACCAAACGAGCAACACCTGCGGCATTATGGTATTCCATAACACCTTTTTTACCTGGATCAGTAGTTGCTGGCCAAATATGATATTTCCATTGACCATCTACTTTGTAAGATAGTGTTATGAAATCATCAAACACGTTAGTGACTTTTTGTCCTGTACTTGAATTTCTAATACCTATGATATTAACATCATAACCTTTATTGTTTGCGTCCTCAAACCAAACATACCCTTTTGCTTTTACAGCCGCTTCCACTTGTTCTTTTGTGTAAGACATAATTTAAAATATTTATTTGTTTATTTATATATAAATATTAATTAAATTTATAAGTTGTTATGTCAGTTAGGAATACTATAAAAAATTATGTAAAGGAGTATTATGAGATATCATACGATCCAAAACAAAAACAAATTATATTGCACGATGAGTTTGAAACTTATAGTAACAGAAACTACATAGATATTGGTAGAGTAGGTAGAATTAAAATTACCTTATGTTGGGGTAAAATAGAAGAAGTTACAGGTATACAATACCATCACAAAGAATTCCAATCTGAGTTAAGTAAGTTGTTTTTTGAAATAATAACTGAAAAAAAAACAAAAGAATTTTTTAATTTATTACTTGTTGAAAATATTCCAGTAAATTTAGAGTTTAAAGATGTGATAGATGAGTTTCCATTATTGAATGAATAGATATTTATTTTTATGGTACGTAAAATTTTAATTACAGAAGACGAAACAAATAACATTTCTAATCAACATTCAGAAATAGATAGAAAACTTATGACTTTTTTATTAAGACGTGTTGAAAAAAAAGAAAGACAAATAGGTTACGGAGACGAGTACGCATTTACTGTTATTGAAATATCCTTCAGCGATTTACCCGGTTATGGATTTAACACGTTCAGTAGTAGAAAGGATATGGAAAGAAATATGATAAATATGCTTTATGAAAATGATGTAATAGGTGATGAAGTGTATGATTTTAAAAACGAATTAGATACAAATAGACAAAAAATTGTAAAAACAATAAGAGCCTTTTTAAATTTTATATTACCTAAAAAATGATGACTACTAATACAAAATTAGCAAACACCTTAAAAAAATTATACGAAGGACATGAATATGTAACAACTTTTGAAGATGAGATTAGTTCTTGGGACGAAGATGATGAGGTATATATTGAAGAATGGAAAATTAAGTATTATTTAAAACTCCGTGAAGTACTTGGTAGTGGTGGATTAAACAGTATAGTTAGTTTTGATGTTATCATTACTGACATTATTGTTGATGGTGATAGTAAATATTATATTTGGGAAGAAGACGGTTTTAATGAAAATGAATGGTATATCTCAAAAGTTGAAAAAGATTTATATGATACTATAGCTACCGATTTCCCATTATCGTTTTATTTTACTTTCTACGACGAAGAAGAATACAATAATTTACCTTCTGAATAAAAAATCATATTATTAAATCAAAAACATTATGGCTCACCCAATACTACATGCAAAAAGTTCCGTCAAAAAGTTTGGTGGAAAATGGGAAGATTATATCCATTTACATAATTGGTTAGACGAAACCAAGAGTTGGTACGGACATTCCTTTCACAGGATGTGGAGACACCACTCAGAAGGGATTTTTGAGATGGAACAAAGGTTTGGTCCTGAGTTTAAAAATAGTGACGGTAAAACGGTATATACCCGGTACGTAGGTGAACAACACGTTAAAGAAGACTGTGACGGGTACATACCAACCGCAAGAGAATGGTTCCAAATTGTGGAAAATAAACAAAGACCCTTATGGGCAACAAGAACTCAGAAGTTAGAGTTTGAAGATTGATATATTTATTAATATGGAAAATATTAAATTGTCTGATAAAGATAGGCAAATGTTAAATAAATATAACCACCTTTTAATGGCTATTGTTGGTGAAGAAGGGATATATGGTTATGGTTACGTATCTGAAGACGAGGGGGTATATGACTTTTCGGGGTTTCAACCTGTAGGTCCTAATGGATATAGTAGAAGGGACGAATTAGAACCCAATAGTAAAGAATATAACCTACTATATGACTTAATTGATGTTTTTTTTGAACAAAATTCTAATGAATTTGTAAACTATCTTTATTGTGATGACTGCACAGGATATGGGCACGTTAATGTGATGTATAACCCATTTAACAGTACGTTTAGTGTTAATATAGATATTGGAACTAGAGGTTATAATACCCACGAACACGACTTCACTTTTGAAAGGTTAAAAAACCAACCACAGGGACAATGGGGAGAAAAATATGATGAACTTAAAAAATTGGGCGATTCTAACTTCATTGAAAAAATGAAAAAAGATTATGGAAATACTTTAGAGATATCATATGAGGGTGGAGGTGATAGTGGACAAATTAATGACTACGGAGATACCGATCACGGAAGTGTGAAAATAAATAATGATATTGAATATATTGGTTATGAGGTAATTGCCATTTATTATAGTGGTTGGGAAAATAATGAAGGTGGGGATGGTAGAATAACATTTGATTTTGAAAATAAAACAGTAACCTTACATCACACCGAAAATTTTGAAGATTCAGAAACGGAAGAAATCGGTGAATTTAAATTAATATAATGGAAAATTTAAACGAAAATATAAATAGAATTAAAGAATTGATGTTGGTTGAAAGTGACGAACAACTTTCTTTATTCACAGGAGATAAAACACCAATCAGTTTAAATTCTAATGAGTTTACCAAAAGGTTTAAAGAAAAAGTGTATTTCATTTTAAAAGACTTATACAAATCAAATTGGGATAGTGATAGAAGTAGGGGTCCTGGCGGTGGTGGAGGTGTCGTAAACGTACACACAGTTTATGATTTACTACAGAAAAAAGGATTAACTGATTATGATCCCGAAGGAGGTGATTGGTCAATACTTAATTATTTTGATACCAACCCACAGGTTAGAAAAACTATTGTAGGACTTTATGAAAAAGAAAGTGGGAACATAATAGACAACACTGAAGTTATGGAAGACTTCATTAAGTGGATGTCAAAAAATAGAAATAAAATATTCAAAGACGGAGAAATTTTAAATACTCTAATTGAAAAAAACATAGAGTCACTTTATCAAGGAGAACTAAACGAAAGAAAGGCGTACGATTATTTAACTAACATATTAAATTCAATTAAAGGGTGGAAATTAAAAGGTAGATCAGTTCCTGGATCAAAGTTAGATAGAGAAGGAGTTGATTTTATTATGGTTCACGAAAAAACAGGAAGGGAAGGTAAATTCCAAGTTAAACCATTAGGGGAATATAACAGAGTTGGAAAATTTTATAAAATTAAAAGTTATAACATAAAAGGACTTGAAAATAAACCAGTTGATTATTTTGTATTTGCTTCCTCAGAGAAAGATGATGTATATATATTTAAAAATACTAAAGACAAATACACCATTTTAGATAATGATAATATTCAATTTGAAGAACCACCAATACAATTTTAATTATGAGTATAGAAGAATTAGTTGACAACTTTAACGATGGGGAGTTTGAAGAAAACATAAAACCGTATTTTAACGATGCGTTATCATTTTTAAAATACGCGTATAAGTACGGGTTTGTTACTCAATTGGACCTTAATCAAATCCCGTATTCAGATTTTAAAAATTGTCTTGAATTTTTAGAACAAATAGATTTAATTGGTAATTTAGATTATGAAGAGGTTGAAGAAGAATTTAAAAACACCATACTATTATATCAATTAGAAAAAGATACTGAAAAAACGTTAAATTTTGTTTGTGATAATTTAATAACTGACGTTTATTTTATTAATGGTGAATATTGTTTACTGGTAAAAGATAGAGAAGAACTTGCTGGTTTATTTGAAGATAAAGGTAGAAATACAACATCTAGAGACGCAGCAAAGGCGGTTTTAGGTGAAGATATGTGGGATCCATTTTGGGATACAACCGATAATGTTTATAGAGATGTAATTGATGATTTAGATGAATCAAACATTAATGCACTTGCACATTATATTGTAAAAAATATAGGAGGACAAGAATTTTCTTTAGACGATTACAACAATAAATTATTTCAAGAATTTTCAGAAAAACAAGGAACAGAAGGATTTTTTCAAATAACAAATGAAAATGTTATGGAATTAATCAAAAGTGAAGGTGCGATGAACGAAATGTTGAAACAGGATTTGAATGATTTAAAAGGTGAATTATATAATATTCATAATAATGCCTATAATAGTTCATATGAGACTGAAATATATAATGACGTATGGAGTGAACTTGAAAGGTATTTCCATAAAGAATTTGTTTATGATACTGAATTAATTCACGGAAATAAAAAAACATTTGAGTACCTTAAAATAAGAGATTTCTACCAATTAGTTTATGATTTTTTATCTAATAATGAAGGTGGTACATATAGTGATAGTTCTTTAGAATATTTTGGTACTTATGTTAATGTTTTAGGTGATCTAATGGATAATTCTTATGGTAATGATTATTTAAGTGTTAGAATTTCTGACTACGCAGATTGGGGTTTAACTAAAAAATATATAAACGAAATGTTTCCCGATTTCATTTAACAAAATATTTATAATAGATGGATAATATATACTACACAATTGCTGAACAAAAAATGGAAAGACTTAATGACATTTTAAATGAAATGGCAGGGGAAGATTTAAAAAAAATAATCGCAAGAGAACTTCAAAAAATTAAACTTATTCCTTTAGATATGTTTAGTTCAAGAGAGGCTATAAGTAACATTATAGATGCCGAGACATCAAGAAAAACAATTAATTTCAACAGAACAATTCCGTCATTAATGACATTAGATTTAACAAACGTTACAACACGTTCTAAATTTAGATTTGATAATTATTATAAAAGGTTTTACACATCAAGAAGTAGAGGGTTTGATTTTGAAGGAATGATTGCTGGGTTTTTAGATGGCGAAATATCTGAAAATAAAACATCACCTTTTGATATTAGAGCAAACGGACAAAGAATATCACTTAAAACTTTAAAAGATGATGGTGAATCAGTTGTAATTAAATCTGTTGCTGATAGTTTAAAAAAATACCTGAGTACTTATAACGGGACACCAGAAAATAAAGAACAACTTAAAAACATATTTTCATCATCTAATCCAATAGGGGTTTTAGTTGACTCTAAAAATAATGATTTATTAAATATTGCTGAAGATGTTGTAGAAATGGCTTTAGAAGGAATTGATTGTTTATTAATTGGTATACCACAACAAGATAATAAAATTAATCTATATTATTTTAGTAAAGAAAAGATGGTAAGATTATCAACTAATCGAGCAACACTAATGGCTCCAAAAAATTCAGGAGCAAAACAAATACGACTATCAGCAAATATTTTAAGTGATGCTGATATTACAGGTACTATTACTTTCCCACACTTAAATGATGAGGACTATGAAAACTTTTTAGTTGGTGATGAAACAACAACCAGTACTATAGAAGTATTAAATAAGTTTGGTAGTAAATATGGAATAAATGGTTTAGGATCACAGTTACCACAAGACATTGTTATGGATTTAGCAAAGAGTGAACAATTCATTACAGATATGAACTTTATTATTGGTGACCAAAAAGAAGTATGAAAATATTAGTCACAAAAGAACAATTAGATACAATAAGAGAAAATGACTCAAAGGAGTTTAATTGTGACAAGTGCGAACATTCTTGGAAAATAAAACCAGAAGATAAATTCCCCTATCTATGTCATATGTGTGGTTATGATTCACATAAAAAAAAATACAACTACGAAGAACTTGAAAACTTTTGGAAGAACTATAAAGAAGAAGAAGAAGAAGAAATAACAGAAAAGTGGACAGAAAAATATAAAAAAAGTATTAACTGTAGTAACCCAAAAGGATTTTCTCAAAGAGCACACTGTCAAGGTAAAAAAAAGAATCTAAAAGAATCCAAAAACGTAAATAATGTTCCTGAAAATAATAAAGAATTATTATCAAAAATAATTAATTTTGCAACACCTGAAATAAAAAATATTCTTGAAGATGAAAACATTATTATATCCTATGAATTAAAACGTCATAATTATAATGAAAAACTTTATACTATTATTACAATGTTAGATATAGTGGATACTGATGGAAACTCAATTGCGTTAAGTGAAGACGATCAGGCAGATATAATTGACGTTATTTTTGATTATATAAAATATATGGGAGAAGATCAATACAACGGGATATATGACTATAGTTTTGATTTTAAAAGATATCATATGAAATTTAAATTGGATGAATCTAAAGAAGACGAATTAGAAAAAAATGGTTTTGACATTGAAGGAATAAAAGTTGCGTTAAATACAATGTCAAAACTTTCAAACACATACGGAGATCAAGTGCCACTAACATTTAGTTTACAATATTATTGGTTAAAAAAAGTAAATTTAGTAACTCTACGTAGTAACCCAATTTTACAGTTAGATATTAAGGTAGAAACCGAAGACGGAGAACTTTACGAAATGACACAAAGAAATAGACACGAAATATCGGTGGAACTCTTAGGTATTTTAGAAATGTTTGGGTTATATGAAGACGAATATATGTCACCTTATTATAATTTTCACTTTAATAAAAAATCTTCTGAAGATTTAATTTGATTAATCAAAAAAGAATATATATATTTGTACAAGTATAAATCATTTAAACATAAACAAAAAAAATTATGGCAACAAAATCAGGAAACAAAGGACGTTACATTTGCAAAGTTGGTTATTTGGATATCTACGCTAAGGATAGTCTAAAACCTAAAAAAGAAGGTAGAAACAATTTCAGTAAGGGTGAAGTTAAAGCTACGGTTTATAATATTTTACACGGTAAAAAATTAACAACCGCAAATTTAAAAACTAAAGATGAGGCAGTTGCTAAAGCGATAGAATTGATGGGTGACAAGGCGGCACTTTACGGGTTAGTTTAAACCCATCTATTATATATTAAAAGTCAGGATTAAGTCCTGACTTTTTTGTTTTCTATGGTATTTATTATTATGGAATTTAAAAAGGGTGATTTACTAATATCCGAAGATAAAAGTGAAGAAGGGATATTAAAAAAAATACTGTCCAAGTTTAAAGATATTAAAAATAGGGCTAAGTCTGAAATGGAAGAGACTAAGGCGTTAGTCCGAATATTAACCTATGCGGTAAAGTCATACGCAAAAAATAGAGACTTTGACTTAGATAAAAAAGATATTGAATTTATTCAAGGGCAATCAGGGGATGTTATTAAAAACTTACTAATGGTTGTCATTTCAATAATCCCGATACCAATCCCAATCACTCCATTCTTAATTATATTTGGTAAAAAAATAGGTATTGACATTGCACCAAAGGAACACGAAATTCCTGAGAAAGGAAAGAAAAAAGATAAAACGGATGAATCAGTAATATCTGAAGTATCAAATATGAAAATAATAATCACAGAAAGACAGTTAAATTATTTGTTAGAGGCAACAAATAGTCCTTGCCCTGAAGGTAAAAAGGAAGACACAC